CGGCCAGCCCGTGGTGACCATGGAGAAGGCCAAGCAGCTGTATGAAGAATATGGCGGCACCTACGCCCCGGCAATCGAGCCTCAGGCCTTCGTCTCACAGATCCCAGAAACACCAAAGGAGTCCAGCATGACCCCATTCGTAGCCGCCGTCCTTCCATCGCTGATCGACCTTGTGCCGAAGCTTGGGAAGCTGTTTTCCTCAGGCTCAGAGACTGCAGAGCGCAATATCAAGGCCGCAGAGATCGTCGTGTCCGCAGCAAAGGAAGCCATCGGCGCGCGAAACGAGCAGGAGCTGATGGAGATCATCAAGACCGATCCTTCAGCAGCCGCGTCTGTCAAAGCAGCGATTGAGGCCAAGTGGTTCAGCCTGGAGGAAGTGGGCGGCGGCATCCAAGCTGCGCGCGAGGCGAATTCGATGTACCTGGAGCCTGGCGCCCCTGGCTTCTGGATGAACCCCGCGTTCTGGGTTTCCATGGCCTTCCTGCTGATGCCGCTCATGATCCTTGTGGACATGCTGTTCGTGCACCCAGGCAGCTACGATGACACGCTGCGCATCCAGATCGTGACCGCGATTTTGGCTCTGCTGGGCATCGTTGGCGCCTACTGGCTGGGCACAAGTTTCTCGTCTCAGCGCAAGTCTGAGCCGAAGACGCCAGGTGTGGTGTAGGAGGAAATATGGCAGGACTACTCGGAGAGATCTTCAGCCAAGGGGACCGCGCGAAGCGATTCATTGGCGGCCTGCTGGGTGATCCCATCGGGACCATGGCTCAGACTGCCGGGTTGCTCGGCGACTTCCGCCGTGATGACCAGGCGCTGAACGCTCGAGCTTTTGCAGATCCTGCAAATCCCCTTCGGGTCACTGACCCATCCGCGATGCATCAGCTTGGTGATCGTATGCTTGCAGGTCCACTATCCATGGCGCCTGTTGGCATGATCGGAGCCACATTCCCGCAGCAAGTCGATGAGCTGTTGCAGCAGATCACTTCCCTCCCCAAGGGTCAGCGGGCTGGCGTCCGTTTGCTTCCTGACGATGTGCCTACTCCGAACATCGGGGATGTGTTGTCGCCATCTTTCAAGTGGGCGGACGGCGTGCGTCAAGAACGTACTTTGCCAGGCACATCTGCGATGGATGTAAGCGGCAGAACACGCGGAGAAGTTGAGGCCGCTGTTCGGCGCCTTGGCTTGTTCAACACGCCAGGACAAGGCTACTATCCTGGCAACAAGCTCGCCGTGATCTCTGGCGCGTCCAAGCGCAAGGGCGAAGATGTTGGAGAGACGATGATCAAAGACGCCATCGTCCGCTACCTCACAGATCCACCACTCGGGCCGCGCTAATTGGTGGGGGGATTTTTGACACAGACCCCGCACAGGCTTCACAGAATGCGGCTTCCGCACTCGCCCAAGCCCATGTAGATCAACAACTTGCGGCATCTGCACTGTCTGCGTACAAAACTCGAAATCAGGCGTACGTGCGAACGTACCGAGGGTTCGAATCCCTCCCTCTCCGCCAAGATGCAAGCCGCTTGAGTGCTATCAAATAGATAGTCTCAAGCGGCTTTTTTGCGCTCTGCGGTGGGGGATTTTTGCCCTATCTTTTTGATCGCAAGATCGAGGGATCTTGTTGCCAGGTGGGAGTACCTAGCTGTACTCCGCTGATCACGATGTCCGAGCACGGCCCCCACGGTGTAGAGGTCGATGTCGTTGTTGATCATCTCCGACGCCGCCGAGTGCCGCAGATCGTGGAAGTGCAGATCCTTGTGCCCTAGCGCCCTGGCCGCCTCGCGAAAGTACGACTGCACCGTAATCTTTGCAGGCTTGCGCGACGTGTTGTGCGCTGCCGTCCAGACTCGGGGATGAATCGGGACGATGCGCGGCTCGCCGTTCTTCGTGTCGTCCAAGTGCCACCGTCCGCCCTCCACTCGTGCGGACAGGATCTCCCCCAGTCTCATGCCAGAGTAGAAGGCGATGCGGATCACGCGCCTCACCTTGCGGTTTTTGATCTTGCGCGCGATCTTGATCATCTCGCGGCGGTCGATATAGATCCTCCGCTCGTTGCGCACCTGGGGCGTGATCACCCGGGCGCCCGGGTCATTTGTGCCGAACCCGTGGTATTTCCACGCATACCGGCACGCTGCCACTAGATAGCGAATCCGCGCCCGGATCGTGGCCGGGGCCATGTCCTTGCCGTAGCGCGAGCGGCCAGAGTTCTGCATCACGTCCCTGCAGACCTCCGGGAGGGCGGAAATCCTCTTCCCCTCAAAAGCCCAGTGGATCAGATCGATTTCCCGTGCGGCGTTCTCTCCCTGCTTGAGCAGTGGCACGCGTTCTGCGACGTAGACGGCAACAGCGTCATCAATTAGCCGGTCCTCGACACCAAGGCCATTGGCGGTCGCGTAGAGCTTCGCTGACTCCTTGCGTTCGAATTCGTCGGCTTGGGCCGCAGTCCAAGCTTTCGGTAGGCGCTTTCGTATGCGGATACGCCCTCCGTTGATGACGCGGTCAAATTCAAAGACGTACGTACCACGCGATTTATCACGGACGATCGGCATTGTTGCTTGTACTCCAGGATGTCTGTTTCATCGAAATTCACGTTGCGGCCGATTCGGTAGCACGGGATTGGACCACCAGGAGCCGCGAGCCCGTACACCTTGCGGGGGCTGACCCCCAGCAGCACGGCGGCTTGTTGAGCTGAAATTTGCATTCAGTCCTCCATGAAAGAACCCGCTGGTGCGGGCTCTGGTTGCTGGTCCTGTGGCTCTTGCCACCTGTCGCGCTTGTCGCCGCGCTCGCGGGCTCGCTTGCTCATGGCTGCTTCTCCTGGATGCGTGTTTGGAGCTCGGCGGCAAGTCTTTGATGCCACTTCTGCGCAGCCTCGTCGCCTGCGAAGACGACATGGAAGTTCATGCCCGGCACAACTGCGCCGATGATCATGGCGACGATGAAGCAGGCTCCGATTACGGCGAGGAATTGGGTCATGGCTTGTCCTTCATGGCTCGGATGGCTGCATCAGCGCAGTCCCAAACCTGGTGCCTGGGATCCACGTCTTCGAGCGCGTGGTCGCACCGGTCCTCATGCTCGCGCATGACATCCCAGATCGCGCGGGCGACATCGGAGCGCAGCCTCAGGCGGTCGTCATCGCTCAGCGGCAGCGGCTTGCGCGCCTCCAGCTCTGCCCGGCGCTCATCTCCCGCTGTGCATCGCTGGACGCTGCTGCAGTACCTGGGGGTGTCGCACTGCAGGAGCTGCTGCAGGCGCTCGTTCTCGGCCTGCAGGCGGCGCAGCTCGGCAGCGGCCTGCTTGATCGGGTTGCCGTGGTCGCCGACGAGCCAGCAGCCCGTCTCCAGCTTCTCAGCAAGGCGCTCCGCTTCGGAGGGTGTTGGTGCTGTGGTCACGGGGTCTGTCCTTTCTCGGCTGCCGGCGCGATCTGCTTCAGAGCCTCGCGCACGGCATTGCATATGCGCTCCAGGTGGCCGTACTCCGGGTTCGTCTCCGTGGCCTGCACAGCCATCATGGTGCCGTCCGGCCCGAAGATTTCCTCCAACAGCTCGGCCTTGGACCAGCACTGGCTTTCGGTTTCGCAGTTGGCAAGCTCATCGACGCGCCCCATCAGCTCCTCGGCCTGGGCCTTGGTCAATGGGTCGTACTCGAACCGGCACGCGGCTGTGCCCTTGCGGCGCCCCCTGATGGTCTTCCGCGCCAGGGAAACCAGCGCATCGGCGCTGTAGCGGATGGCGTGCAGGTCCGGAGCGAGGTTGCTGATCAGGTAGTGGTTGTCGCAGCTGGCGAAAAATTGCGCGATGCCCCGTTCGCCCATGGCGCCCCAGTACGAGGCCCAGGCCCGTCCGTAGCACTCAACGGTGATGCGGCCGCGCCCCGGCTCGATGTCGTCCAGGGTGACGCGGATCGGGTCCAGCCGGTGGGATTGCATGATGTCGCTGATCGTGATGTGCACGACCGCGTTTGAGCGCTCAACTTTCATGTGGTCCTTTCTGCTGCGCCTGGGCGCGCAACGGCGATTTGCGCTCGTAGAGCACGGCATGGCGATAGGCTGCGTACTCGGCAGTCTTGCCTTCCGCGTCGTCCGGTGAGGCGAACCAGCGTTCTGGCTTCAGCCACTGCTCCACATTGATCGGCCTGTAGTTGCCGTCGCGCCAGCCGTTGTAGCCAGCGAGCACCACGCCGCTGGTGATGTCGCCGTTCTTGAGGCGCACGACCTGCCAGACGCCGGTGAGTGACCAAATCTTCTGGGCGAACCATTGATCCTGGGGGACCCACCAGCCGCGTTCGGTCTCGTTGCGCACTGTGATTTCGATGGGTTCTTGCATGTCAGCTCTCCTTGTGCCCAGTGGGGCGCGGTGATTCGTTACCAGACACGGAAGCCTCCAGACTTCTCGGCCCAGTCAGCAAATGCGCGCGTTTCCTCAACGAAGTCGCGGCGCACGGGCAGGGTGTAAAGGCGGGTGCGGTCGTCACGCATGCGCTGCTGTTCGCTGGCCGGCATCTTTTCCCACTCGGCATACAGGCTGTCCTGTAGGTCGGCCACCCAGCGAGCGATCTGCGCCATCTGCTTCGCTTCAGAGGCCGAGACCCGGGCGCCATCGTTTTTGGAAACGCACAGTCCATCCTTGCGATTCCGCGCGACGTACTGTCCAGGCACGAAGGCCTTGCCATAGCCCAGGGGCAGGCCAACGCCGGCATCCAACATCCACGGCCACGAGAATCCGCCGGCGTCGAAGTCGCCTGCCGCCTTGTTTCGCGGGTTCAGGGTGTATCCCATGCTCACGCCCCCTTGGCTGCTGCCTGGGCTGCGCGATAGAGCGGGTAGCAGCCGGGCGGCAGCGTGCACGGTGGCACAGTCTCGTAGTCGAGGCCTCCCCCGCTGTCCACTTCGAGCGTGGCCACCCATTCGCCCAGAGCAGACGTGGTATTGGCCTCCTCCAACATGTTGAGCAGGTCCACCACGATTTCGCTGGGGCAGTCCATCGGACCGAGCCAGCCGACCGCCTTTAGCGCGTCGGAGTTGCGTTCGATGGCTTGCATGAAAGCCTCCCCAACGTCGCGCAGGCCCAGTGGGTCCGCATCCACTGCAGGCGCAGCAGGTGCTGCCGCAGCGCTGAAGTGATGCGCGACAGACTGCAGCCGGGCCAGCGCTGCTTTGGCCCGCTTCGATGCCTTCCCGATGCTGTCCATGGGCTGGAAAGCGCCGTCCGCTAGTTCCTCACGGTTCGCAATGGCAGCCAGTGCATGTTCGACATACTGCAGGGCGCAGTACGCGGCATCGGGGATGGCCGCTGCCACGGGCGCAGCAGGTGCCTGGGGCGCTGCTGCCAGTGCGGCCCGAGCCATGTCGCAGAAGCTGGCCCAGTAGCTCATGGGGTGCCGCGTCACGCTGTGCTCTGGCTCGGCCTTCGCCCAGGCGTCGAAAAGCAGTTGAGCAAGCTCGTTCACATCGAAGCGCGAAGGGGCTGCAGGCGCTTCCAGGGCGGGGGCTGCCGGCGCGTGGCTCAGGATGTTGGCGATCATTTGGGCGCAGTCCACATCAAAGTAGCCGTCATCAGCCACGGCTGCGATCCAGTCGCGCGTTGGCGTAGCCGGAACGAGACGCCAGCCTGCGCGGGCTACCCCAGCCGCAGCGGCAGGAGCTGCCCCGGCGAGATCAGCGCGCACGTAGGGGATGCCAGTGCCGTCCACGTCGTCGCGGCACCATGTCACTTCGCTCAGGGCGCTGAAATCGATGTTCTCGGGGAGCTGCGGCCCGCCCTGCAGGTAGATGCACTTGGGAGCGGTGGCCTGCACGGGCCTGGTCTTGTTTGCTGTCATGAGGCTTCCTTGTTGAGCAGCTGCCAATGCGCGGCGGTGGTGTTGATGACGTGGCCTGCGCGCTGCAGCAGCAGCGGGCACGCGGCCTGGGGTGGGGT